CGCCTGATGGAGGGCAATTATGACAATCGCAGTTCGCAACATCGCTCCGCAGTTCCCGCAGGATTCGCGCACCGGCCTGACCCTGCCCTTGAGCAAATCGCTCGCCTCGCCGGACTTGGCTAAGCATCGGGCCGTGGTCGCGGTCGAGCTGGAGGTTCTGGCTAAGAAGCTGGACCGCTTCGGCTGGGAGCGTGACCGGGGCAGCGCCGCCCATGACCGGCTGATGATCGACTGGATGGACGCGCTGCAGGACTATCCGATCGAGGAGATCCGGGCTGCCTGCCGGGCTCATATCCTCAAGGAGCCGAACCGGATGCCGAACGAGGGCCATGTGGTTGCGCAGATCCTCGAAGCCCGCCGCCTCAAGGTCGCAGCCCTACCGAAGCCGCGTGATCCTGAACCCGAGCGCCGGCTGGAAATCACCGAGGAAGAACGCGCCCGCCGCGCTGCGGTCGTCGCCAGCCTCGGCCTGAAACGCATCG